CGCCTTTGAGGGCGCTCTCCTTCTGGGTGCAAGGTGTGTCGCCAGAGGCGACACCTAGTGGGCGCCTGAGGCGCCCCTAGTCGAGGCCCCTAAAAGCATTAGGGGCTGATCCCCCTAATGCGTTCTGACAGGGGCCGAGGGGGTCGGCGTAGCCGCCCCTACCTTCGCCGCCAATTTCAAGGTCCGTAGGGCCGCAAACCTATTCCGATGTTACTGGGCAGTAACTTAGCCTGAGAGGGGCCTGATGGTTTCCCAACAGGCTTCCGAGGGCCGTCGCGCTGCCGCGTCGAATACCCGCTCGCAGAAGTCAGCCCCGACCCGCTACACGAAGCAGGCCGCGCAGGAGAACTTCCTCGCCCTGCTCGCTGACGGCCTCTCAATCAACTCTGCGCTTGAACGTGTGGGCCGTACCCGCAAGGCGTATGAGTTGTGGCGCCGTGAGGATGATAAGTTCCGCGCCCGTGCCGATCAGGCCAAGGCGATGCAGGACACCCGTAAGAAGGATCGGGTCAAGGGCGAGCCGATGGACTTCGCCACGTTCCGCAAGCGGTACCTCAACACCAAGACGTTCTGGCATCAGCAACAGTGGATCGACCTGCTTGAGGGCAAGGAGCCCCGCGACCTTCACCCGTCGCAGACATACAAGGCTGGCCGCAAGTCGCGCCTGCTGGTGAACTGCCCCCCGTTCCACGCCAAGTCCATGACTATCTCGATGGACTACGTGACGTATCGCCTGTGCATGAATCCGTCCTTCCGCGTCATCATCGTCTCGGAGACGGCCCGCCTCGCTGAGGACTTCCTGTACGGCATCAAGCAGCGCTTGACCCACCCCGACTATCTCGACATGCAGTTGGCGTACGCGCCGGACGGCGGCTGGAAGCAGACAGCCGAGTCGTGGAAGCAGACCCGTATCACGGTCGGCGCCAGTGATCGTGACGGTGCCGAGAAGGACCCGTCCGTTCAGGCCATCGGTATTGGCGGTCAGATTTACGGCTCCCGCGCCGACATGGTGATTCTGGACGACGCGGTGACGGGCAAGAACGTCCGCGAGTTTGAGAAGCAGATGGCGTGGCTGCGCCGCGAAGTGGACAACCGCATTGAAATGGGCGGCAAACTGCTCGTCATCGGGACGCGCATCGCGCCGACCGACCTGTACTCGGAGTTGATGAACCCCGACAACTACGGTGGCGGCGGTTCCCCGTGGACCTACCTCGCGTCCCCGGCCATCCTTGAGGAAAACCACGAGGACTCCCGCAAGAATGTGACCTTGTGGCCGTACTCGGACAGGCCGTGGCAGACCAAAGAGTCTGAGGACACCTGTGAGTGTGGCGAGGAATCGTGCTCGGACGGCTTTGAGGACGAGAGCGGTGAGCGCCTGTACCCGCGCTGGGACGGGCATCACCTAGAAATCGGCCCGCGGCAGTTGAACAACGCGACGGGCTGGGCGCTGGTCTACCAGCAGTCGTCCTTGAACGACTTTATGACGTTCACCGAGCAGATGCTCAAGGGCGCCACGAATAACGCCCGCCTCCCCGGCCCTCTCCGCGATGGCATGGAGGGCCACCCGCTCGGCGGGTTGCACAACATGTACGTGGTCGCCGGGTGCGACCCGGCCATCAAGGGCTACGCAGGCCTCGTGGTGGTGGCGTTCGACAAGACGGACGGCAAGCGGTATCTGCTGCACGCCTTCAACATCAAGGCCCCGACGCCCTCGGAACTCAAGGCGGAAATGTTCCGCATCACCGAGGAATACCGGGTGAACGAGTGGCGCGTCGAGAAGACCGGCCTCTTGCAGTTCTTCACCCAAGACGAATCCATGCGGCTGTGGTTCCAGCAGCGCGGCGTCCTGTTCGCTGAACACAACACCGGCACGAACAAGTGGGACCCCGCCTTCGGCGTGGCCTCCTGCGCCTCCATCTTCGGTGCCTATGACAAGGCGCTGACCACCGATGGGCGCGAGCAGGGCGAGTACCGCGAGGTTGCCCCGCCCCAGATTGAGTTCCCGCGCCACATGAAGGGCGTGCGCGACCTCGTTCACCAGTTGTTGACGTGGCACTCCGAACTTGACCCCGGCAAAATCCCCTGCGACCTCGTGATGGCCTTCTGGTTCGTAGAGGTCCGCTGCCGGGAGTTGACGATCCGCCAACAGTTCTCCGGTACCAACCCGCTGGCCCGCTTTGGGCGGTTCACACAGCGACGCAACAGAGGGCCTCGCGCCCCCATCAATCTTTCTGATCTTACAAGGACGGGCTAGTGGCTGAGTTTGACGTGGTGTACGCCAACTCGCGCCTTGACGCCATGCGCCAGCAGGCCATGGGCCGCGACCGGCGCCAGCAGGACGTACTTGCGATCCGCCGCGGCGACTACGAGGCCGTTTCCAAGGGCCTCCTGCCCGAGGATTTCGACCGGGCGCTGGTGTCGAACCTGATCGACACGGCTGCGCATGACCTTTCCGAGGTCATGGCTCCCCTGCCGTCCGTGTCCTGCTCGTCATCCTCGATCACGTCGCAGAGCAAGAAGGACTTCGCCAACAAGCGGGGCCTGATCGCCAACCACTACATGCAGTCCTCGCGCCTGTCGGATCAGATGTACGGCGGCGGCGACAAGTTCGTCTCGTTCGGCTGGTTCGCCTACAAGGTGTGCCCCGATTTCGACACCAAGACCCCGTACATCCAGATCTCTGAGTCCACCACGGCGTACTTCACGCAGGACCACCGGGGCCGTGTCGTGCAGTACATCGAAGTGATGCAGGTCCCGGCGACGGAACTGTGTCACCTGTACCCCGAGTATGCGCAGGCCTTCAAGAACTACACTCAGGGCCGCGCGGGCCACGACATTGAGGTCGCGGAGTGGCACGACAAGAACCATGTCGCGCTCTGGTGCCCCGACATGAAACTCCTGCTGAGTTCCACCCCCAATGTCCTCGGGCGCCCCGCCGTCCGCATCGTCAGCCGCCCCTCCCTCGACGGGCAGAAGCGCGGCCAGTTCGATGACGTGATTGGCGTCCAGATCGCCCGCGCGATCATCGCCCAATACACCCTGTCCGCGGTGCAGCAGTCGGTCGAAGCGCCGATCCAGTTGCCGCGCGACATGCAGGAACTTGATCTTGGCCCCTTCGCCGCCATCCAGACCGATGGTGAAGTGAAGCGGGTTCAACTGAACGTCCCGACAGGGCTATTTCCTGAGCAGCAAATGTTGTCTGCTGAGCAGCGCGTCGGTTCGCGGTACCCGGAGGCACGTTCTGGAAACGTGGACGCCTCCATCATCACCGGACAGGGTGTTGAAGCGCTCATGGGCGCGTTCGATACCCAGATTCAGGCGTTCCAGCGGCTCAACGAGTCGGCGCTTGAGGACGTGCTGGCGATGTGTTTTGAAATGGATCAGAAACTCTGGCCCAACACCGAGAAGTCAGTGCGGGTGAAGGATTCCGGCTCGCCGGTCCAGATCACCTACAAGCCCTCCAAGGACATTGCGGACGATTACTCGTGCGACGTGTCCTATGGCGCGGTTGCGGGCCTCGACCCGAACCGCTCGCTGATCTTCCTCTTGCAGGCTGCCAGTGGCGGGATGCTGTCCCGCGAGACTGCGCGGCGCTTCCTGCCGGTTGACCTCGATGAGGTTGCCGAGTCGAAGCGAATGGACCTTGAGTCCATCAGGGATGCGGAGTTGGCGGCGGTTGCGGCACTGTCGCAGGCCATCCCGCAGATGGCCGCGAACGGGCAGGACCCGCGCGAGGTCGTCAAGCAGTTGGCCGAAATCATCAAACTGCGAGAGCGGGGCGACACGATTGACGAAGCAATCTCCAAGGTCTTCGCGCCCAAGGAAACTGAGCAGCCCCCGGCTCCGAATCCTGACGAGGCTGCGCTGCTGGCCGCTCAAGCCGGGGCCGCTGGTGCGCAAGCAGGGCTCGATGTAGCCCCGCCCCAGTCGCCGGGTCAGGACCTCTTGATGCAACTCGCGGGCATCAGCCCGTCAGGCAACGCGAACCTCCAATCAACCGTGTCGCGCCTAACCCCGGCTAGATGATGAAGTCGTGTACCGCCTGTGGTGTCGAAAAGCCGCCCTCGGACTACTACAAACGAGGCGGTCGCTGCAAGCCTTGTGAGCGGGCTGTGCAAGAGGCATACCGCAAGGCCAACTGGAAGAACATTCGGGCTCAGCAGAAGGAGTCCTACTGGTCCGATCCTGAGCGAGCCCGCGCCAAGAAGCGCGAAGACCACGCCAAGCATAAAGAGTCGCGGAACGCCTCGCGCCGCGGTCGGGTGAGGACACCCGAGGAAAAGCGCGTCGAAACAGAGCGCATCTACTACTGGAAATACGGCATCACGTTTGCTGAGCGCGACGCAATGCTCGCCGCTCAGGGCGGCGCCTGCGCCCTGTGTGGCACAGACAGGCCGGGTGGCCGCGGATGGTGTACCGACCACGACCACTTATGCTGCCCCGGACGGTCGAACTCCTGTGGCGGGTGCATCCGCGGGATTTTGTGCTTCGGGTGCAATACCTCGCTCGGACACTTCAAGGACGACCCGGTGCTGTTGCAACGGGCAATCAACTACGTGCAACAGCACAACGAA